AAAACCTGGCAATAAAATAGTTGCTATGGACTTGACAACAGCAGAAGTATACTGTGCTGCAGTATTGGCTGACGACAAAGCTCTTATGAAAGTTTTTCAAGACGGGGGTAATTTCCATAGTAACATTGCTAAGTTAGTTTTCAATCTACCATGTGAAGTAGACCAAGTCGCTGAATATTATTCTACTGAAAGACAAATGGCTAAAGCTGTTACTTTCGGAATAATGTATGGCGCAGGTCCAAAAAAGATTAGTGAGCAAGTTTCCAAAGATAGTGGCACTTACTTCAGCACTTCAGAGGCCAAAGAAGTTATCGAAGATTACTTCAGACAGTTTCATAGATTGAAGAAGTGGTTAGATGATTCTAAGACACTTATCGAGAAACAAGCATATCTCTATTCTTTCTTTGGGAGAAAGAGAAGACTACCAAACGTAAAGTCGACTGATAAGGCAATTGCTGCCCATGAAGTCCGTTCTGGTATTAACGCTCTCGTGCAATCTGTGGCTTCTGATGTAAATTTACTCGGAGCCATAGACGCACACCGTGAGGTAACCACTAAGAAGTTGCCAGTAAAAATGTTCGCTCTAGTACATGACTCTATACTTGCAGAAGTAAAAGAAGACGCAATTGATGAATATTGCGAAATTCTACAGAGAAATGTACAGAAGGATAGAGGTTTGTCTATTCCTGGTACAGCGATAGGTTGCGACTTTGACATAGGAGAAGATTACTCCTTTGGAAAATTTGCAAAAATATATGAGTAATGAATTTTCAACAGATATTCCAAATACAGTTTCCTGTGTATGTTTTACACAGTGATGAAATAGAAGAAAGAGACGGACTTCTCTTTTGTGATACCCAAATAGTAGATGACAAGAATGTCAAAGGTAGTAGTATTGGAATACGAAGATTAAAAACTCCACATAAAAATTTATACCCCTTAAAGTATATGCTAGAAGATTTTCGAAGCATGATACAACATAGGGGCGACGACTATATAGATTCCAAAGGGAAGTACTTTCACTATGAAAAGACTACTCCCGTAAAGTTGGAGTCTATAAAAATTGATAAAATAGAACGAAAGGGAGCGGCTAGTCTTATTTGGCTAGATAAAGTTCCCTTTCCTTTTACTGTAAAAAGACCACCATCGTTAGAGATGAAATATGCACAAGTACTAATGATTAGCAATAAGCCTAGTATTTTGTGGTCTTATTCAGAAGTGAAACAAAAAAGAACATGGAGAAAAGTGTGAAAAAATTTTGGACAATATGGAAGTATGCAATCGGTAGTTTTTCAGATGAACAGACTGAAGAGTATGACAATGCTGTAGCTATTGCTAGAACTTTTATTGTCGGATTAAATGTTTTATGTGCTTTATTCATTATGGCAAATATTATAAAAGGTTGGTAGTATGCATATTATAGATAATTTTTTAGAGAAAGGCTGGAATGAATCCCTAGACATAGATATTAGTGAAAAAGTAGAATGTGAATGGGATATGATTCGTGGAGAGCCAAAAGTAAATGACTTATTTGTAGAGAAAGTATTAGAAACTGCGAATGAATATTATAATCTAGAAGATCTTGGGTGGTATGAGATATGGTCTCATAAAAATTCAAGACCACTAGAGTGGCATTTCGACAAACATGAGAATCTTTACGCAAAAACAGGGGAATTAGTATTTCCATTGTGTTCTTGCGTATATTACCCCACTTTATACAAAGATTTAAGAGGAGGCGAGTTGTTACTAGAAACAAGTTCGTTATATAGGCACGATAAAATTCAACCTATAGGTAATCGTCTAGTATTATTCTCTCCTGGGGTGCATCATGCTGTAAATGCTTTTCGTGGAAAAAGGACTAGTATTAATATTAACCCGTGGCCGTATTGGAGGAGTGTAAGTGAAGGCAGTATTATCGAATAGAATTTTCATGGAAGTAGATAATACTTTACAGTCAAAAATTGACAAAGAACTTACATATGCTATACCGCCAAGAAATCCGTTAGATCCACCTTTCATTATAAAGAATATGGGAGTAGTTAGGAGTGGGTTAATTACCCTGCCTATTGGAAGAACGGATTTAATACCAGAAGATTACGAAATAGTCGATAAGCGTGTCTGTTCAAAAATTGACGAGTTAGACTTTGCGTTTGACTTACGTCCATCACAGCAATCGGTTTATGACGAACTCGAAGACAGTTGTATAATTAACGCTTGGGTCAGTTGGGGAAAGACTTTTACAGCTTTAGCTATAGCTAATAAGCTAGGTCAAAAAACATTAGTAGTAACACATACTTTACAGTTACGTTCGCAGTGGGAAAAAGAAGTACAAAAAGTATTTGGAATTACGCCGGGAGTCATTGGCTCTGGAAGGTTTGAAACTGACGCACCTATTGTTATAGGGAATGTTCAAACACTATACCGTAAAGTAGACGAGATTAAAGATGTTTTTGGAACACTTATTCTCGACGAAATGCACCACGTTAGTAGTCCCACATTTACACGACTAATTGATGCTAGCAAGGCGAGGTATAAGATTGGTTTAACTGGTACAATGCAAAGAAAAGATGGGCGTCATGTTATCTTCTGTGACTACTTTAGTAGTACAGTATTTAAACCACCCAAAGAGAATTATCTCGTACCGATAGTAAATATTCTAAAATCAGGAATTAGGTTTCCTGATGGACACAAGATACCTTGGGCGTCTAGAATTAATACTATTGCATATGATTGGGAGTACCAGAATATGGTTGGTGTTCTTGCAGCTAGTTATGCGGCAAAAGGACATAAAGTATTAGTAGTATCGGATAGAGTTGACTTTCTAAAACAAGTTAATAGACTCGTAGGAAAAAACTCTATCTGTGTTACTGGAGATGTTCCACATACAGAGAGACCTGCTTTAATTAAGCAAATTTTTGGAGAGGGTAAAGACATTCTTTTCGGAACACAAAGTATCTTCTCTGAAGGCATTTCACTTGATTGTTTAAGTTGTATTATACTAGCAACTCCAATTAATAATGAACCACTACTAACACAATTAATTGGTAGGGTAATAAGAAAGTACGAAAATAAACCTCAGCCTGTAGTGGTAGATATTCACTTAGTCGGTAAAACAGCTACACGGCAAGCAAATGCGAGAATGGGGTATTACATGAAACAAGGTTATGAAGTTAAGACCATATAGCATGGAAAAATACTTCTTGACAAAAGGTTAGATTTTTGATATAATGATATTCTATAATTGGAAAAAGATATTTAAAGAAAGCAACGGCAAAGTTGGTGATATACTAACTATCCTTGATATCTTAACATATAAAAAGCTTCCAGTAAATAGGAAGGATAGACGATTTCGGTTTTGGCAGAAAAGCTTTCATGGCGATAGTTTTTTGCTTCAACCAGAGGCGTTGTTTATTCAAAGAGCTAGGTATTCAGATATAGAAATTGCGCAATACGCTGGTATTGCTTCCTTGCGTAATTACTTCGAATACCAAAGTAGGAAAAATACCACACTAGACCTGATGCACTATACTGGTAATCAGGACATAATAAACCAAAATAGATTACTTTGGATTGAAGATGACAGAATACACTTCAAGTTCGAAGAAATTAATAATTTAAAGGAGCTAAAATGGCATTAACATTTGGAAAATTAAAGGGCGAAGCCCAAAAAGGAAAAATCGAGAGCTACACTTATGTAGAAGGCGATAACGTAGTCAGAATGGTAGGAGATGTCTGTGCAAGATATGTCTACTGGCTTAAAGGCGAAAACGACAAGAACATTCCGTTCGAGTGTCTGTCTTTCGACAGAGAGAAAGAAGCATTTACTAACATAGAAAAAGACTGGGTAAGAGATTATTATCCAGAGCTTAAGTGTGGTTGGTCATATGCTATCCAGTGCGTTCATGGCGGTAAAGTAAAAGTTTTAAATCTAAAGAAAAAACTTTTAGAACAAATCTTAGTAGCAGCAGAAGACTTAGGTGACCCTGCTGATATGGAGACTGGTTGGGACGTTCACTTTAAGAGAGTGAAAACTGGCCCAATGGCTTACAATGTAGAGTATCAATTACAAGCATTGAAGTGCAAATCTAGACCATTAGATGAAAAAGAGATGGAATTAGTTTCAGAGCTTAAGTCTATGGACGAAGTGTTGCCAAGACCAACACCAGACGCACAAAAAGAATTACTTGACAGAATTAGAGCTGGTTCATCTAACTCTAAAACAGACGAATCTATTGATGAGGAGTTTCAAGTATCATGATTGGTGTAGGAGAAAAGTTCCCTGCCTTTAGTTTGCAGGGTGTAAATAAAGACAACAATTTTGAAGTTGTAAAAGTTGATGAAACATATCAACCACTCAAGCATGACTGGAGTGTAATATACTTTTATCCTAAAGATTTCACATTTATCTGCCCTACTGAAATAGCAGGTATGGACGCATTAGTTGATGAAGCTAACGTTATTGGTATTAGCGGTGACAATGAATTTTGTAAGTTGGCTTGGAAACAAGACAATGATATCATTGGTAACATTAACCACACTTTAGCAGCTGACTGTGGGCTATATCTTTCCTATGATCTAGGGATTGTTGATGAAACAGAAGGCGTGTGCTTTAGAGCTACCTACATCTTTGATGCAGATAGAACTATTCAGCACGTCTCTGTCAACGCTTTAGATACGGGCAGAAATGCAAACGAAGTTCTTAGAACTCTACAAGCTTTAAAAGCTGGTGGACTAACTGGGTGTGAATGGACACCTGGGGAAGACTTCGTAGCATGAACTATTACAAAAAATTAGTATTATTTATTGTAGATAGTTGGCGTTTAGTTATGAACGTAAAATATAATCCATTAAAATATATACCTGACCCGAGTTTACAAACTTACTTTATGTTAGTCTTGTTTACTGTGTGGTCAGTATATTTTGGATTTGTTGCTTCCTTTTATATGGGGTGGCTAGGCTACTCAACTGTAACAAGTATCATAATTCATATAGCTGTTTTATTGCCTATAGCATTTACTAATGCCATCTTTTTAGATGCAGAAAGAGTTAATGCTCCATGGGTAGCACAATGGCGAAAAGAACAAAAGGAAGATAAATGATTTTATTCACAGCGGATTGGCATATTAAACTAGGTCAAAAGAACGTGCCTGCTAGTTGGGCATGTTCTCGCTATGAATTATTCTATCAACAATTAAAAGAGATAGAAGAAAGAGAGGACGTTAACTTGCACATAGTAGGTGGAGATCTGTTTGACAGGACTCCTTCTATGGACGAGTTAACACTCTATTTTGACTTTGTAAAGAATTGTTCTATTGAAACAATTATATTTGATGGTAACCACGAGGCTACTAGAAAGAATAAAACATTTTTTACAAATTTAAAAAGAGTAACAAACGAACTCAACCCATTAGTAACAGTGATAGATAGTACTTACTATCGTGACGACTGGGCAATACTACCTTATGCAGATTTGCATAGAAAAAATAGTATAGAACTAATAGATGCAGAGTATCTATTTACCCACGTAAGAGGAGAGATACCTCCACATGTTACACCAGAGGTAGACTTAACTAGATTTGATAAGTTTAAAGAAGTTTTTGCAGGAG